TTGGATTTTCTTCCTTTAAACGTTATTTCAATAGATAAAATAGAAGCAGATGATGCTATTGCTTACATTGCACATAAACTCTTAGATAAAGAAGTTACTATAATGTCTGCAGATCAAGATTTTTTACAATTAGTAAACGATAGAATTACTGTATGGAGTCCAACTAAAAAGAAGTTTTATACCCCTCGAATGGTAGAAGCTGATTATGGAGTACCGGCTCATAATTTTTTAATGTATAAAACCTTAATGGGTGATAAATCTGATAACATCCCAGGTGTTAAAGGATTAGGCCCTAAAAAATTACCTAAAATACTACCAGATCTACTCACACAACAAACCCTTGATCTTGATTTCATTCTGGAGTATGCTGGTAAAGGAGAAGAACCTATGCATAAAAGAATTAGTGAGTCGGCAACTCAACTCCGTATAAACGAAGAGTTAATGGACTTAAAAAATCCACCTATATCAGGAGAATTAAAATTACAAATAACAAATTTAATAAAAGCACCAATAAATTTGCTTTCCCGAAATGATTTTATTATAATGTATAATGATGATCAATTAGGAAATGCAATATCAACACCTGAATTATGGTTAAGGGAACATTTTATTAAATTAAATACATTTGCAAAACAAACACATGGGTAAATTAACTCAATACGGACATTCATTTCAGACTAAAGCTATTGGTATTTTAATAACTGATAGAGATTTTCTACAACAAATTGCAGATATAGTTTCTCCAGATTATTTTGATAATGATGCTGGTAAATGGATTATTCGTAAAACACTTAAATACTATAATGAATATAAAACAGTTCCTACAATGGAAGTATTTAAAGTAGAGTTAGAAAATTTACAACAAGAATTACAAAATGTAGCTGTAAAAGATTTACTTAAACAAGCATATAAAGCATCAAAAGCAACAGATTTAAATTATGTAAAAGATACATTTTTAGATTTTTGTAAAAACCAAACATTAAAGGGTGCACTAATGAAATCAGTTGACCTATTAGAATTAGGAGATTATGATGATATTAGAAATTTAATTGATAAAGCGTTAAAAGCAGGAACAGAAAGAGATATTGGCCATGAGTATTTAGCTGAACTAGAAGATAGATTTAGAGAAGAAGCTAGAAACACTGTGGAAACACCTTGGCCATTAATTAATAAATTACTTTGTGGCGGTTTAGGACAAGGTGATTTAGGATTAATAGCAGGAGGGCCTGGTGGTGGTAAGTCTTGGGCTTTAATAGCATTAGGAGCTCAGGCTGTAAAATTAGGTTTTACTGTTATACATTACACTTTAGAATTAAGTGAAAAATATGTTGGTAGAAGATATGATGCTTGTTTTACAAAAATACCTGTAGGTGATGTTATAGATAATAAAGATATAATAAAGGAAAAAGTAGAAAATTTACGAGGTGGTCTTTATATTAGAGAATATCCTGCAGGACAAGCAACAGTAAATACTATACACGCACATTTGGAAAAATGTATACAACAAAATATTGAACCAGATTTAATTATTGTTGATTATGCTGATTTATTAACTTCTAAATCAAGTAAAGAAAAAAGAGATAAATTAGATGATATTTACACTGGTTTAAGAGGATTAGCTTCAGAAATGAAACTACCTATTTGGACAGCTTCACAAGTAAATAGATCAGGAGCAAGAGAAGAAATCATCCAAGGAGATAGAATGGCAGAAAGTTATAGTAAAATGATGATTACTGATTTTGCAATGTCTTTATCACGTAGTGCTGAAGATAAAGAAAATGGAACAGGAAGATGGCATATTATGAAAAATAGGTATGGTGCTGATGGTATTACTTATGATTCAATTATGGATACTTCAATAGGAAAAATTGAAATAAATATAAGAGGAAACAATAGATCACAACAAACTAATAGTGAAGATCTTTCACCTGCACAGCGAAGAAGACTTCATGGAGAATCTAATAGTTTTTTTGGGTTTTGATAGGTTTTGTTTATATATATTGTATTTATCCCCACATAAAGGGATTACCCCTTTTTTTTGACACTAATAATTAATTTTTAAAAAAAACACTAAATGAACATTACACAGGAAATTTTATCGGATATTGTAATTTATAACAAATATGCAAAATATCTCCCTAAAAAACAAAGGAGAGAAACATGGGAAGAATTAGTAACAAGAAATAAAGAAATGCATCAATCAAAATTTCCTAATTTAAAAAATGAAATTGAAGAAATTTATGAATTAGTGTATGATAAAAAAGTATTACCTTCAATGCGTAGTTTACAATTTGCAGGAAAACCAATTGCTATAAATAACTCAAGAATATTTAATTGTTCTTACTTACCAATTGACGATTGGAGATCATTTAGTGAAGTAATGTTTTTACTATTATCAGGTTGTGGTGTAGGATATAGTGTTCAAAAACATCATATTGAAAAATTACCTGAAATTAGAATTCCTAAAAAAACAAGAAGATTTTTAGTAGGAGATTCAATTGAAGGTTGGGCTGATTCAGTAAAAGTATTATTAAAATCATATTTTGGGATTACAACCGCAAGACCTGTTTTTGATTTTAGAGATATTAGACCAAAAGGGGCAGAATTAATTACAGTAGGAGGTAAGGCACCAGGACCAGAACCATTGAAAGAATGTTTATTTCAAATACAAAAAGTATTAGATAGAAAAGAAGACGGAGAACAATTAACTCCTATTGAAGCACATGATATTATTTGTCATATCGCTGATGCTGTACTATCTGGTGGTATTCGTAGAGCTGCTTTAATTTCTTTATTTGATTTACATGATAATGAAATGCTAACAGCAAAACATGGTCATTGGTGGGAATTAAACCCACAAAGAGGTAGAGCTAATAATTCAGCAGTAGTTATTCGTTCAAAAGTAACTAAAAAAGACTTTTTTAGTTTATGGGATAAAATTGTTGCAAGTAATTCAGGTGAACCAGGAATATATTTTTCAAATGATAAAGATTGGGGTACTAATCCATGTTGTGAAATAGCTTTAAGACCATTTCAATTCTGCAATTTAACAGAAATTAATGTATCTAATATAGAATCACAAGAAGATTTAAATAAAAGAGTAGCAGCAGGAGCATTTTTAGGAACTTTACAAGCAAGTTATACAGATTTTCATTATCTTCGTAGTATTTGGCAAAAAACAACAGAAAAAGATGCACTTGTTGGTGTAGGAATGACAGGAATTGGCAGTGGTAAAATTTTAAATTTTAATTTAGAAGAAGCAGCAACCTATGCTAAAGCGGCTAATGAGGATCTTGCAAAAATTATAGGAGTTAATAAGGCAGCCCGTGTAACAACAGTAAAACCTTCAGGAACTAGTTCATTAGTATTAGGAACTTCATCAGGAATTCATGCTTGGCATAATGATTTTTATATTAGACGTATGAGATTAGGTAAAAATGAAGCACTTTATCAATATCTTGCACAAAACCATCCAGAATTAATAGAGGATGATTTCTTTAAACCAGATTTACAAGCAGTTGTTTCAGTTCCTCAAAAAGCACCTAATGGAGCAATTTATAGAACAGAAAGTGCTATGGATTTATTAGAAAGAACTAGAAAATTTAATATAGAATGGGTAAAATCAGGACATAGAAAAGGAGCTAACACAAATAATGTTTCAGCTACAATTTCAGTTAAACAAGACGAATGGGATTCAGTTGGGGAATGGATGTGGGAAAATAAAAACACATTTAATGGTTTATCTGTTTTACCTTATGATAATGGTTCTTATACACAAGCACCTTTTGAAGATATAACAGAAGATAAATTTAAAGAAATGGAAAGTCATTTAAATAACATAGACTTAAAAAATATAGTTGAAATGACTGATGAAACAGCATTACAAGACCAAGCAGCTTGTGCCGGTGGAGCTTGTGAAATAGTGTAATGACAGATAAAAACATAATAGAAATTCAAGGAAGAATGTTTCATGTAAAAAGAAAATTTCCATTAGATCGTTTAAATTTAAATGTAAATGATTGGGTAAATACTATAAAAAAATTTTACCATGTAGATTCTCTTTTTAAAGCAGAAGGTTATTTATGGTTATGTAATGAAGTAAAAATAGTAGAATATGAAGAAATCTAAAATTAATTCAGAAGAATTATTAAATGATTTAAATAAAGCATTTAGTTTAGTAAATAAATTAGAAGTAAAAGATTTAAAAGAAAAAGATTTACAATCTATAAAAAAAGAATCTACTCAGTTAAAAGAAAAAATTAAAATAAAATATAAAGATTATTTGGATACCAAAAAATAAATTATTATAAATAAAAAAAAAGTTATGTTTAGAAGTACAAAAGTTTTTGATGGTTTTAGTTGTTGCTTTAGACAATGGAAAGCTACAACAACACATTGCCAGTTTTTACATGGATATGGAGTTTCATTTAAAGTATGGTTTGAAGGTGATTTAGACGAAAGAAATTGGGTTTGGGATTTTGGTGGAATGAAAAGAGCTAAAACTAAAATAGATGGTAAATCTCCTAAAGAATGGATGGATTATATGTTTGATCATACTGTTTTAGTAGCAGAAGATGATCCATTTTTACCTGATTTAAAAAAATTACACCATAGACCAGAAAAAGGATTACAATATCATGGAATTTTACAATTAAGGATAGTACCAGCTACAGGAGCAGAAAAGTTTGCAGAATTTATTTATAACAAATTAAATAAATTTGTAAAAGAAGAAACCAATAATAGAGTTAGAGTAGCACAAGTAGAATTTAGAGAACATAATAAAAACTCAGCAATACATTCCCCAGCATATGTTTAAAATATCTCACGAATTACCTATTAACATGCTCAATAAAAGTTTTGAGATTAATGACTATGAGTATTGTTTACCTCATTTATTAGATCAAAATAAAACTTATAGGAAACATTTTGAATATGCTAAAGAATCAGGCAGCTATATTATAATGGATAATTCACTTCATGAATTAGGTAAAGCATATGACACAAAAAGATTATTACATTGGATTGAACATTTAGAACCAAACGAATTTATAGTACCAGATGTTTGGCAAGATAAAACAGCTACATTAGTTAATGCTAAGTATTGGATGAATGGTTATGAATTACCTGAAAATACAACTAAAGTAGCAGTAGTACAAGCAGAAAATTATCATGAAGCAATAGAATGTTATAGTATTTTACAAATGCAGGGTTATAAAAAAATAGCATTTAGTTATGGAGCAGATTGGTATGCTGATGAATTCCCACATCCAAACCCTTTAGTTGGTAAAATGATGGGTCGTATTATGGTTATATCTAAAATGTATAAAAATGGTGTAATAGATAAAAGTGATAGAGTACACTTATTAGGGTGTGCATTACCACAAGAGTTTGGTTATTATTGTGATTTTCCATTTATTGAATCAATAGACACATCAAATCCAATAATCCATGGTTTACAAGGAGTAAAATATAATAGTTTAGGTTTATTAACTAAATCATCAACAAAAATAGATCAAATAGAAGAAGAAATCACTACAGAAAAACTGTATGATATTAACCACAATCTTTCACGTTTTAAGTCTTTTGTGCGAGATAGTAACACACAATTATATTAAGATGACATTAACATTAATTACAATTACAGTATGTGCTTTAGCTTTCGCAGCATACGTTTATTTCTCACATGAAAAAATTGCAGAACGCAAAGCAGAGGCTATGTTAGTAAAATGGAAAGTAAAAGAAGAAAAATCAATTAGAGAGGACGCTTATCAACGTTCAAGAGCAGTAAGTTTTGGAAAAACAATAGAACATTATGTACCTTTTATGGAAAATTTTCCAGTAGATCCAAAAGATGTACAATTTTTTGGTAAACCAATTGACTATATAGCTTTTTCTAATAGAGGTAGTAGAACAAAATGTGGTATTCACTTTATAGAAGTAAAAAGTGGAAACTCAAATTTAAATCAGCATCAAAAGAATATTAAAGATGCTATTTTAAAAGGAAGAGTACATTGGCATGAATTTACAGCCGATGGAATTTGGGAACATGAATCAAGAAAACAACACTTAAAAATAAATAAAAATGGCTAAAAAACAAGCAGTATTATCCTTATCAGGTGGGATGGACAGTAGTACAGTACTACTACACCTATTAGCAAAAGATTATGAAGTAACAGCACTAAGTTTTGATTATGGTCAAAAACATAATGTTGAATTAGAAAGAGCAGTAGAATTAATTGAATATTTAGATAAAAATGGATATTCAGTAAGATATCAAAAAATAACTTTACAGGGATTAGTATCATTACTAAATTCAAATTTAGTACAAGGAGGAGATGATGTACCAGAAGGACATTATGAAGAAGATAATATGAAAGATACTGTTGTACCTAATAGAAATAAAATGTTTTCATCAATTATACAAGCAGCAGCACTATCAATTGCAAATGAAAAAAATTGCCCAGTAGAAATAGCAATGGGTATACACGCAGGTGATCATGCAATTTATCCTGACTGTAGACAAGAATTTAGAGATGCAGATTATAAAGCATTTGTAGAAGGGAATTGGGATGCTAATAAAGTAACATATTATACACCTTACTTAAAAGGTGATAAATTTGATATTTTAAAAGATGGAGAAATATGTTGTGAAAAATTAGGTATTGATTTTGACGAGGTTTATAAAAAAACAAATACATCATATAAACCAACAGCTGAAGGTTTATCAGATTATAAATCAGCTTCATCAGTAGAAAGAATTGAAGCATTTCTAAAATTAGGAAGAAAAGATCCCGTTGCTTATGTAGACGGTTGGGAAACAGCTAAAAAACATGTAGAACAATTATTATTAAATTATTAAAAATGGAATTAAAAAATATAGTAAAAAATCATTTAACTGAAAAAAAAGAAACAGATAGATTAAAAAGAGTTGAAGCTAATGAAAAATTAGAAAAAATAACTCTACTAACTAATGGTACACCTTATTGTGATACTGTAAAAGATTATTTAAATCAAGAAGGTATTAGATATAATGAAAAAACAATAAAGGATAATCCTAAAGATATTGATAGAGCTAGTTCTATAACTAATTTAAGTATGTTTCCTATGGTATATCATAAAGATATGTATTTAGTTTTTCAAAGAGATTTTCAAAATCCACAACAATTAGTACAGACTCTTCAACATCTAGCTAAAAAAAGTTTTGAAAATCCTAAATCAGATATAAAAGTTCAAGAACAAATTAAAACTATGCAATATCATATTTGGACTAAAATAAATAATTTAGAAAGTAAAATAACTCCTGTTTTAAATATTTTAAATAGTTTAAGTGAAGAAATAAAAGAAGAAGAAAATAATCAATAATTATTATAATAATTTATATAGTGACTGTAAAACCACTTTAAAAAATGCTTC